ATACCCCGCAGACTTAAAAAAAGCACACGATGAATTAAATAAAAATATATATGTACTTAGAAATGAAAAAAAGGATAAGAAAATACTCAGTAATTCTCGAAAATACGATAAATATATTTATTTTAACGATAATTATTTAATTTGTCCATGCAGAAACAGTGGTGAACTTATAGAGGAATCTAATGTATTAAACCACTGCGTTAAGCAGTACATAGACAGGGTTTGTGAAAATCAAACAGAAATATTCTTTATAAGAAAAAAAGAAGAGCCGAATAGACCGTATGTAACATTGGAGCTCAAGCAAAAAGAGATAAAACAGTGCTATGGTAAAAATGATTATATTCCAGATGATCATGTAAAGGAATTTGTAAAAGAGTGGGCAAATAAAAATAAGTTAAAACTGAATATTTGGAGGTGTGGAAATGGATAAATACAAAAGTACAGAAACCTATGTAATGAATGAACTTAAGCAGGCGCATACACGCATTGAACAGCTTGAAAATAATCTTGATGAAGTGTTAAAAAAACTGAGAGCAGCTGAATGCCAGATTATCAACAACAATGAATATATTATCGAGCTTGAAGGCAGATTAGGCATAGAAGGCGATGTTTAAATATTATGTCTACATAGAAAGTGAGGTAATTGTACTCCCCTTGGTTATTTATGCAGAAACAAGGGAAACAGCCTATAAAAAGGCAGTAAAACAGTTTAGAAGGATATTTAAAAAGAAGAAAATTACAAGAGTTACTATCCACAAAGATCACTACTGGTTCGGTGGATTTGAATATTAAAAAAGAAAGTGAGAAATAAAAAGATGTTAGAGACAACTAGCAAGACAGTTTCAAAATGTATACAGCTTGAGAAAAGTAAAGAAAAAATAATTTTATCTGTTTCAATAGAAAATATCGACAATCAGAAAATTTGGAAAACAAAAGATTTCCTTGAAGCAATGTTTAAGGAAATCCTAAAAGAAATAAAACTTTAAATATTACTTATTTATTTTTTTAGATAATTCGAATAAAGCCATAAAAGATTCTGGGTTATCAAGTAATTTTGGGATCATAGTTTCCATTAAAACTTGATTATCAGTTTTTTGACTATTGGCAGTTAGTTTATCAGCTAACACTGATATAGCACCTATATCTGTTGATTTTGTTTGCTCTTTTATGATTTTGATATCATCTTTTATTTGATATAGTTCCTGCAAAACATTAGAAAAATAATATTGTTGATTTATTGGCTTACTACTTGCTTTTGTATCTAAATTATCAAAATCGAATGATTTAATTGTTGCAATTAAACGCTCTTTTGTTTTTTCAGCTTCATCTAGATCATCTAAAGCATAATCAAATGTATTGATATTAGAAACATCAAAAGGAATAGAATCAGCTTTCGACTTTAGCTGAATTAATGGTTTTCCTAATGCTGAACGATAGCCTAATTCATAGAATACATTTGGATTATGATCAGTTATATCAACCATTACAAGGTCGTAAGTTGATAAACATTCTAATATTTTATTTGTTATAGAATCTGGGTTTGCAATTAGATCTACACGTTCCGGATCTTCAAATCCACATGCATGACATACAGGTGTGATTATATGTTTAAGTAACTGATCTGAACGCTTACGAATATCAGTTTGTTCGTCAGAAATTGGGCAAACCACAAAACATTTTTTTGACATTTTTTTCACCTCACTTTCATTTGTTTATTATATCACAAGGTGGAGGTCAAAGAAATTCAAGTATTTAGAACTGCAAAAACTATTTTAGTTAAAAAATCTCTTTAATCCGTTGGTACATATGGGGTTAGAGAGAAAATACAAATGCAATATAATATTTAGATTATATTGCACCAAAGGGGTGATAAATTGGCAAGACGAATAAAGCATTTTGGCGGTCAACATGAAACCTTACCAATAAAAGACAAAAAGCAGCTTGATGAATTTATGTTCAATCTTCTAAGGAAAAGAGACAAAGCAAAAACGCCAATCAAAAAATACCAAGCTGATCGCAACTGGATGATGTGCATGTTAGGTTTTAATACAGCTTTCAGAGCAGAGGATTTGCTTCAGCTGAGGGTAATAGATGTAAAAAAAGGATATGTGCATATAAAGGAAAATAAGACCGCCAAGATGCAAAATTTTAAGATGAATAAGAAACTGCATAATGATGTTTTGGATTACATAAATAGAAACAATCTAACAGACTATGATTATTTGTTTCTTGGACAAAAGAAGGTTCAGAATGGTAAGAAATACGTTTATCCTATAACGCGACAGCGTGCACATAAAATTGTATCTAGAAATGCGAAGGAAGTGGGCATCGATTTTACTTTTGGTATGCACAGTTTAAGAAAAACATTCGGATATCAATATTATGCCAATGGTGGCAATCTTCTAACCCTTATGAAGATGTATAACCACGATGAACCTAATGTGACACTCCTGTATATTTGTTGGGGTAAAGAAGATGCGGAAAATGATAGAGAAGCAGTTTACTTAGGAGGCGTACATAAATGATAAGTGATTTTTGGTTAGGTGTGATCCTAACCATTGCAGCAGAAGCAATAATAACAATCTTAATTGTTGATTATTTAGGACAGAAAGAAAAGGATGATGAAAATGTTAAATAAATTGATTTTATTT